TGCCGAAAAATAATTCGCGCGCCGTGCATTTTTTCGCTTGACGTGTCGGGCCAATGGTCCTATGTTCCAGTTATCAGCAAGGGCAATCAAGCCCGGCTGTGAGAGATTAGACCGATGCCCTACACCATCGCACAAGCCGCCAGCCTTATCGCAGACTTTGACGCGCCGCTGGCCGCGATTTATGTGCGCCAGCCTTTCCGCCGCAGGGCAATAGCCGAAACCTTCGAGCGCCAGATTGCGCCTAGCATTGGCGCCGATCTTGCCGCCCGCGTGGCTGCCGTGCTGCTGATGGCGCACGAAGCGGCGCAAAGCCACCTTACACAAGACGCAGCATAAGAGGGCGCGCCGTGAACGAGCAAATCATTCAAAACATTTCCCATCACGCTTGGGAGGTAGCCCACGCGGCCAAGGTGTGCGCCCAAGAAATTGCTGGTTTTCATGCGTCTTGGCACGCCGTATTAAAGCCGCGCCTAACCAAAGACGGCGATATGTGGTGCGCCCTTTATGGGGAAAATCTGCAAGTCGGGATTGCTGGTTTTGGTCATAATCCAGCCGCCGCGTTATACGCTTTTGAGGTCGCAATGTGCAGCGAAAGCGGCACGCATTCCATTGATGACAGGGTTAAATCCCCATGACCCCTGACCAATTCCGCGCCGCCCTTGCCGACCTTGGGCTATCCCAGGCCGGCTTTGCGCGCGTGGCGCTTGTGGACGCCCGCACCGTCCGCCGCTGGTGCGACGGGACGCGCGCCGTGCCGGGGCCGGTGGTGGCGTTGCTGGAGTTTATGCGAAACAACTCTACGCAGGGTTGGGACTGAATGCCCCTTGGTTCTTTCACCGCTGGCGCCCGGCTGGCGGATCGACCTGACCAGCGCGCAAGCGTCAACACGGTCCAAGGGGTGGCATCATTGCCGTGATGGTCGGGACCGGGCATATTGACACGGCGCAAACCTAGCGCCACATTAACGGCGCGATAACCCGAAAGGCCGCGCCGTGATCCCTGAAAACGTCATCACTCAAACCGAAGCCTCGCAGCGCCTTGGCGTGTCGCGCGTGGCGCTCTGGAATTGGCGTAAGGCTGGCAGGGGGCCGGCTGTGGTCATGATCGGCAAGCGCCCGCACTATGACGCGACCGACGTTGAAGCCTTCGCAGCGCAGCGTTTGGCCGCAGGCAGGAAGAGCGCCGCGCCGGCTGAATGACCGCGCTACGGATTGAAACCCCGCGCTGGGCAAGGCCGCTGCTTGCGCCTGCCCGATACAAAGGCGCATGGGGCGGGCGAGGGTCCGGCAAGTCGCACTTTATGGCCGAGGCGCTGATAGAGGCGCATATCCTTGACCCAGCTACGTCCAGCGTATGCGTCCGAGAAGTTCAGAAAAGCCTAGCGCAATCCGTCAAGCGCCTGCTGGAAGCCAAGATCGAGAGCCTCGGCGCGGCGGATCATTTCGAAGTGCAGGAAGCCGTGATTAAAAACCGGCGCGGCAAGGGGTTAATCCTATTCCAGGGGATGCAAAACCACACGGCGGACAGCATTAAGTCACTGGAAGGCTATGACCGCGCCTGGGTGGAAGAAGCGCAATCCCTATCGCAGCGCAGCCTTGACCTGTTGCGCCCGACCATCCGCCGACCTGGCAGCGAGCTTTGGTTTTCATGGAACCCGCACCAAGACACTGACCCGGTTGACGCGCTGCTACGAGGTCCGGAGCCGCCCCCCGACGCGGTTATCGTGTCTGTCAACTGGTGGGATAACCCATGGTTTCCGGACGTGCTGCGCCGCGAAATGGAGTATGATCGGGCGCGCGACCCGGACAAGTATGCCCATGTCTGGGGCGGCGGGTATGTGTCCAACAGCGAGGCGCGCGTTTTCCGTAACTGGAAGATTGAGGAGTTTGACGCGCCGCCTGACGCAATCCATCGCCTCGGCGCCGATTGGGGCTTTGCCGTTGACCCTACCGTGCTGGTCCGATGCCACATTGTCGGGCGCAAGCTTTACATAGATCATGAAGCCTATCGGATCGGCTGCGAGATACCAGACACGCCGGACCTGTTCATGACCATCCCCGAGGCTGAGAAGTGGCCCTTAACGGCGGATAGTGCCAGGCCTGAGACCATTAGCTACATGCGAAAGCACGGCTTCCCGAAGATTGTGCCCGCCGTGAAGGGGGCAAAGAGCGTCGAGGATGGCATTGAGTGGTTGAAATCCTTCGATATTGTGGTGCATCCCAGGTGCCGGCATACGATTGACGAGCTGACGGCTTACTCGTTCAAAACTGACCCATTAACAGGCAAGGTGCTTCCCCTGCTTAACGATAAGGCAAACCATGTCATAGATGCCTTGCGTTACGCTTGCGAAGGGGCTAGAAGGGCCAATGTGGCGCGCCCTCCCCCGGTGGTGGTGCAGCCGGTAGTGCATCACTGGAGGTAGCCTGACCCCATGGCGCGGATGTCTAAAGAGCAATACCTCGCCAACCTCCACGCCGAGGCGATGACGCAATTTGACCGCATTCAAAGCGCCTTGCGTGCCGAGCGCTTGCAATGCCTGGATGATCGGCGCTTTTATTCCATCGCCGGCGCGCAATGGGAAGGCCCGCTTGGGGCGCAGTTTGAAGCCAAGCCGCGCTTTGAGGTCAACAAGGTTCACCTGGCAGTTATGCGGGTAATCAATGAGTACCGCAACAACAGGATCAGCGCCGCTTTTGTTAGTAAGGAAGGCGCCGAATATGATAAGCTAGCCGATACTTGCGCCGAATTGTTCCGGGCCGATGAACAGGATAGTGTTGCGACAGAGGCCTATGACAACGCTTTCGAAGAGGCTGTAGGTGGCGGTTTTGGCGCCTTTCGGTTGCATACTGAGTATGAAAACGAAGAGGACGACGACGACGAAAAGCAGCGCATCCGCATTGCGCCGATCTTTGATGCTGACAGTTCCGTGTTCTTTGACCTTGACGCCAAGCGCCAAGACAAGGCGGACGCCAAGCATTGCTTTGTTCTAACAAGCCAAAGCCGCGCCAGCTATGAGGAAGAATGGGGCGATGACCCGTCAAGCTGGCCAAAGGATATCAAGCGCAGCGAGTTTGATTGGTGGACGCCAGATATAGTCTATGTGGCGGAATACTATCGGCTTGAAATGCAATCCGAGATTATCCGGATTTTCCGGCACCTTGACAATAGCGAGGTTCGGCATTCGGAGAAAGACTTTGAAGAAGATGAAGAGCTAGAAGCGCGGCTAAAAGCGCTTGGCGCGATGGAAGTGCGGCAAAAGAAGGTGAAGCGGCGCCGGGTGCGTAAATACATCTTGAGCGGTAATGCGGTGCTGGAAGATTGCGGCTACATCGCCGGGCGACATATCCCCATCGTGCCGGTTTATGGCAAGCGCTGGTTTATTGATAACGTGGAACGGTGCATGGGTGTGGTTAGATTGGCCAAAGACGCGCAGCGCTTGAAGAACATGCAAGTCTCAAAACTTGGCGAGATTGCGGCGCTTTCCAGTATTGAAAAACCCATCCTATTCCCTGAGCAAGTCGCCGGCCATCAGCAAATTTGGACGGATGATAACATCAAAAATTACCCCTATCTTCTGATCAATCCGGTGACTGACGCGACCGGGCAGCAACAAAACCTACCGCCTGTGGCCTATACCAAGGCGCCGAACATCCCGCCCGCGCTTGCCGCTGTGTTGCAGGTGACGGAGATGGATATCAAGGAAATATTGGGCAGCCAGAACGAAGCTGACAAGATGGTTAGCAACATCTCGGGCAAGGCCGTCGAGATGATCCAGCAGCGCCTTGACATGCAGTCATTCATTTACATGTCCAACTTTGCCAAAGCCGTGAAGCGCGCTGGCGAAATTTGGCTAGGCATGGCGAAAGAGGTCTATGTCGAGGAAGGCCGCACCATGAAGGGCATGGGCGAGCAAGGCGAAGTCACCAGCATTGAGCTAATGAAGCCGATGATGCGCGATGGCGAAATGGAAACGGATAACGATTTATCCGAGGCTGATTTTGATGTTGCCGTGACGGTTGGGCCAACATCCGAGAGCCGGCGCGCTGCCACAGTGCGGGCGATTACCGGCATGCTGGCGATTACCAGTGACCCGGAGACCGCCAAAGTGCTGCAAGCCATGGCCATGATGAACATGGAAGGCGAGGGCATTAGCGATGTTCGGGACTATTTCCGTAAGCAGCTTGTGACGCTTGGCGT